AAAAACTCCATCAATTATTGGTGGGGTTTTTTCTTTACGCTACAATAAAACTAAATTACTTTATTAATCGTGGCAGCTACCATAAATGCAACAATAAAAGGAGAAAATGCTAATAGCTACGTTACTTTATCTGAAGCTAACGACTATTTTGATACTTCCCCAGATTCTTCTACTTGGACAAATAAAACAGACGATCAAAAGAAAAGATCATTAATATCTGCTGCAAGATGGATTGATACTTTAGTTTTTTACGGAGATAGATGTGATGATGGACAGGCATTAAAGTTTCCAAGAAATAATTATCAGGTTGATGGTGTTGAGTTATCTTGTTCTAAAATTCCCGAAGGAATTAAATATGCACAATATGAATTAGCTAGAGCTTTAGCAAATGATACTGATGCTATTACAGGAACTACTGGTAAAGATGGTAATTTTTCTGAAGTGCAGTTGGGAGATCTGCAAGTAAAATACAATACTGATAGTCAGGGAACTGGATCTATAAATAATATTCTTGATGTTTACCCGTGGCTACAAAGTTATCTGGGAGCATATATGCTAGGTGGAGCAGGAAGTTTTCAAATGAGGGTAGTTAGAGGATAATGGCAGGACAGTTAGATTCTTTATTTAAAAACGCAGCTAAAAGTGTTGTATCTCAGTTAGGTGCATCACAAGATTATAGTATTACTTATACCAAGAAAGCATCTCCTTCTTACAACACCTCTACAGGAGTTTTAACTACAACTGATACTAGCTACAGCATTAAAGTTCCAATATCTTTTATCAGGTCAGAAGAAGAAACTGGTCAGGAAATGAGACAGGCAAGGTTATACATAACACCAGATCAAATAGGAGATAATCAGGCAGATTTAGATGATGAAATTACATTAAGTTATGCTGGTTCAAATAGAGTCGCACAGATAGTTGATGTTGACACAAAAAGAGGCGGACAAGTTTACCTCTTTATTATTTTGGTGCGGTTCTAATGGCAGTAAGACGTTTAAGAGATTTACCTAAAGATTTAAATAAAAAAATTAGTAGAGATTTTAATAATCTTATAAAAGATGTTCATTTTGAATTATCTAATCGAAATCAAACTCAACCAACAACAATGCCTGTTTTTACAGGATTTTTTGCTTCTAGTTGGAAGGCACAAAACAGTCCAGTAACGGCTAATCATAAAGTAGAAAATTATGAACCCTGGGCAACTCAAAGAAAAATAGTATGGCAAGCCTTTTCTAAAGGTCAAAAGATTAGACCTCCAAGACCAGTTGTTGAACCAAGATTTCCTGTAGGTTCAGGTAATAGAATATTTAATTATAGAAAATCAGTTTTTATTGGAAATAAAGCGGAATATTCTCAATATGTTTTAGAGAGTGGAGAAATTCAAAGATTTGTTCAAGGTCAGTTAGGTCGTTTAATAAAAGAAAATATGTCAGATAAAGGTAAGATATTTATAGGAGGAGCTACATCTGAGAAGTTCTCAGGTACTACATATACAAGTTTTGAAGCATGACTTTAGTAAACACAAGAGCAGCATTTGAAAAAGCAGTTACAGATGCAGTTACAGCAGCAGATAATACTGTTGAGATGGTTTATGATAATGTTCATTTTGTAACTCCAGGAAAAAGTAAAAAGTATATTTTAATGAGTGTAAATTTTACGCAATCAACATTACAAAATCAGGGAGCTGCTTCAGATTATTACGCTGGTGTCATTCAATGCAATGTTTACGTTCCAAAATCAAAAGGTACTTCTGTTTTATCTGCGATAGGAGAAGCTGTTATTGATGGGTTGACTTCAGTAAATGCTTCTGATTATTCAGATACTTTCAGTTGTAAACCTAGAGTATTAGATATTAATGGTCCAACTCCATTAGAAATAGAGGATAGAAGTCATTTCATTGGAATAATATCTTGTCAATTTTCAGCAAACGCCTAGTATAATAGAATAGCAATCTAATAAATTTATGGAAGCAATAGAACTTCTCAAGAACAAATTTGGTGTAAGCCAGAAATATTTGTATGAATTAAAAGATGGAGATGAAACAATTTTAGAGATATATTGGAATCCATTGACTATTGCAGAAAGAGAATCAATCGTTGCAAAATCTGGAGATGCAGGAACTAATGATGACTTTGCTTTAAATCTTATGATTACAAAAGCATTAGATAAAGATGGCAAAAGGTTATTTCAAGATGGTCACAAAGCATCTTTAAGAAGAGAAGTAAATGCAACTACTTTGCAGGATATTCAACTTGCAATGTTAAACTCTGGTTCTGAATATAAATTGGAGGAAGCGAAGGCAGATTTAAAAAGCTAGAAACGATTGGTTCTTTATGTTTTTCTTAGCTTCAGAACTAAAAATGACAATCAAAGAACTTACCAGCAAGATCACGCAAGAAGAGTATATTAATTGGCTTGCTTACTATGAATTAAAGAAAGAATACGAAGAAAAGGCTTACGAAGATGCAAAGAATAAATCGCGAGCAAGAAAACGCTAAAAGCGGTACACTAAAATAAAGTTTTGTTTTTACTGTGGCCGATTACGGAGTAAATATAAATTTAAGAGTAAAAGGTCAGTCTGGTCTTGATAGGTTAAAAGCGAAAGTAAATGAGTTAACTGCAAGTATAGATAAGATTCGTGGAATAGATATAATGAATCCCCGTAATGTTGGGGGTGCAGCAGGAAAAAATGCTCGTAAAACAATAAAACAATATAGACAAGATATGGAGGATCTTGTTAAAACAGTCAATAAATCTGGAAAAGTATTTGGAAAAACTAGAAATCAACAATTTGCAGCTATAGATGCCTTACAAGAATATTCAAATAGTTTAACTATTGGTTCAAAAAAACAACTAGCAGCAGTAGCAGCTACAGAAAAATTAACTCGTCAAACAGACCTTGAAACAACTTCAATACTTCAAAATAATAAAGCACGGAAACAAAATATAGACCTTGCAAACCGAATGGGAGGAGGACTTAGAAATCAATTCCGTGGAGGAATGAACCCTAGAGGAAACAGGGCAGCATTAACAAGCGGGCTTATTTCTGGTGCGTTTCCATTATTATTTGGACAAGGACCGATTGGTGGTGCTGCTGGTTTTGCTGGTGGTTTTGCAGGAACTAAATTTGCAGGACAGATGGGAGGTTTTGCAGGAGGTCTTGTTGCTACTGCTGTCCTTCAACAACTTACAACTGCAAAAGAAAAGTTAGAAGAGTTAGGTAAAGCAGTTACTTTCTTTTCTTTTGATGTTGGTGCTGCTACAAATGCACTTGGTCTTGCAGGAACACCTCAAGCTGAATATATAAAATTAATTGAAAAATCACAAGGTAAACAAGCTGCATTTAATTTAGTCATGGAAGATATGGAACAATTAGTTGGAGAAGATGGAGTAAAAGCATTACAAGATTTTGCAGAGGGAACTAGAGAACTTCAAAGTGAGATAACAAGATTTTTAACAGAGGTTGCAGCAAATGTAGCAAAATTATTTGGAGGAGCCGATGGTAGCGGAAGAGTTACTGGTTTATCGAGAAGAAGTTTATTGAGAGATGCTCTAACAAGTGATAATCCTGAGATACAGGCTCTATTAGAGGAAAGAGGAAATACAAGAAACAGAAACGAAAGAGAAAGAATTAATCAGCAAATACTTGCATTAATGCAAACAGAAAAAACTAATAAAAAGAATTTAGATTTAGAAAAGTTAAGAGCAAAACAATACGATGAAATAACAAAATCTGTTACAAATAAAAATCTTTTCTTAAATGAATCTCTTACTTTAGGAACAAGAGAAGCTCAGATTCAAGAAAAACTTAGAGAGTTTGACAGAAAGGCTCTTGAATTTGATAAAGAAATTAACCAAGAAGAAAGAAAAAAATTTGAAAATGCTTTACGTTTACAGGAAGAGCTTGAACGTGTAAATAGTTTATATCAAGGTATTGCAAGTACAGTTCAATCAGGTCTTGTTGATGCAATCGAAGGTGCAATAAATGGCACTAAAACTCTTGGCGATGTAGCTCGTAGTGTATTCGGAGCGATCCAAAGACAACTTATAGATTTTGCTGCAACTTCTTTCTTGAGAGCAATCCCTGGTATTGGAGGATTTTTTGCAAATGGTGGTAGACCTCCTGTTGGAAAACCTTCGATAGTAGGAGAAAGAGGACCAGAACTTTTTGTTCCTAATAGTGCAGGAACTATAATTCCAAACCATGAGTTAGGTGGTATGGGTAGTTCTACAAACATTGTTGTAAACGTAGATGCTTCTGGCTCTTCTGTTGAAGGAGATGAAGAACAAGGGAGAGAACTTGGTCGTATGATTTCAGTTGCTATACAATCAGAATTAATTAAACAAAAACGACCAGGAGGTATGCTTGCATAATGGCTACGTTTCCTTCAATAAAACCTACATACGGACAACAAAAAAGATCCGCACCAAATACCAGAACAATCCGTTTTGCTGATGGTTTTGAACATAGAATATTATTTGGATTGGCAGAACATCAAAATCCAAAGGTTTATAATTTTACTTTTAATGTTTCTGAAGTCGAAGCAGATGAAATAGAAACCTTCCTTGATGCCCGTGCAAATGATAGTGATAGCTTTGATTTTACTGCACCTGGAGAATCTACTGCACAGAAATTTGTTTGCGAAACATGGTCAAAATCTATACCATATAACAATAGGGCTACAATTCAGACAACATTTAGAGAAGTATTTGAACCATGAGTACTGCTCCGATTATTACTGATCTACAAAAGATCAATCCTTCAGCAATAATTGAACTTTTTACTATTACAACTGAAGCTGCATTACATGGATCAACAGCTACTTATAGATTCCATGCTGGTACAAATAGAGTAGGAAATGGAGATATTATCTGGGCTGGTAATACTTATGTAAAAATGCCAATAGAAGCAGAAGGTTTTGCATTTAGAAAAGGCCAACTACCTAGACCAACTCTTAGAGTTAGTAATGCTCTTGGAACTATTACTGCTATCTTGTTAAATGTGAACTCTACAACTACAGGAAATGATTTAACAGGAGCTACAGTTACAAGAATTAGAACTTTAGCTAGATATTTAGATTCAATAAATTTTCCAGGAAATACTAATCCATTAGGTACACCAGATCCTACAGCAGAATTTCCACAGGAAATATATAAAATTGATAGAAAATCAGCAGAAAATAGAAATATAGTCGAATTTGAATTAGCTGCTGTATTTGATCTTGCTGGTATTAGAGCACCAAAAAGACAATGCACTAGAACAGAGTTTCCTTCAATTGGTACGTTTATAGCATGAATTGGAAAGAAGAAGCACTTGTTCATGCGAAAGACCAAGATCCTAAAGAGTCTTGTGGTCTTTTACTAAATATTCGAGGAAAAGAAAGATATTTTCCTTGTCGTAATCTTTCTATGACAGATCATCAATGTTTTATTATTGACCCAGAAGATTATGTAAAAGCAGACAATACTGGAGAGATAACTGCTGTTGTTCATAGTCACCCTGTAACACCACCTACACCTAGTCAAGCAGATCAGATTAGTTGTGAACAAAGTAATCTTCCGTGGCACATTGTTAATCCGAAAACAGAGACTTGGGGATATTGTGAACCTTGTGGATATAAACCACCTTTACTTGGCAGACCGTGGGTTTGGGGTGTTACTGATTGCTGGTCTTTAGTAATAGATTGGTACAAAGAAGAAAAAGGTATTCAATTAAAAGATTGGGATAGACCAACAACACCAGAAGAATTTATTTTGAATCCTTTGTTTGAAAGTTGTGCTTGGAGAACTGGTTTTAGAGAACTCAGACCAGATGAAAAAACAATGAATGGCGATGCTTTATTAATGTCTATCGGATCTGCTGGTTTAAATCATGTAGCTATTTTCTTAGATGGAGATGTTTTACATCATTTAACCGATAGACTATCTTGTAGAGAGCCTTATTCTCAATGGTTATTAAAGTGCACAGGAGGGAGGTATCGTTATGTTGCGTAAACTAAAACTGTATGGTGAGCTTGCAAAGTTTGTAGGTCATAAAGAATTTGAAATACAGGTAGATAGTCTTGCCAAAGCGGTTAGTTTTCTTGTTAATAATTTTCCGCAAGTAGAAAAATATATGAATCCTCAATATTATCAGGTAAAAGTTGGTAATTA